TCCTGAGTATGGTTTATCTGGTATTCATATAAGTTTAAGAGAACTTGATGAAGAACATCAGTTGCATCCAGATAAAGTTAAGCAGTGGATTAAAACACAAAAATCATATGCGACAAGTGAACGTGCATCTGTACGACAAAATGTTAAAGGTGCAAGTTCAAAACTTGCTATGCATGAAGGGTATGTTCGCAACATGCAATACTACCTCAAAAATGGCGATTGGATAGATATGTTCTATGGCGAATACATGCAAAACAAAATAAAGAGTTCTTGCAAAGCTTTAGCATACTATTGGTATGGGCCAAAGAAAGGCGAACCAAAACGAGATATTGATACGTTCTATCCTGATTTGGGTTGTGTGTGGACAAAAGAAATGGCATTAGGAGAATAATTTTTTGGAAGAAGATATTGAAAATAATGTCATTAAGGGGCCATGGAAAAAATTACATGTAAAACAACCCGAAGACATTGAAGCAGAACTTGAAATGAAAATGGAGTTTGCTGAAGAGTTGACACAAGAGTTGATTGTTCACATGGTACAAATGTGTAACGATAATAAAATTACCATAAGTGATGGAAAACTTATAAACGACCTTGGTATGATAATTGAATTTACAAAAGGTATGGTTTACAGGGGAATGGAGATACCATACCCCACACAAAACATTGTGGATAGGTTTGTTGATGTTGATAAAGACAACGATGGAGCTACTCACACTGATGTTAACATGGAACATTTGAGCAGATTCATAGAGTTGTTTATGTTGGAAGATGATAATGATTCTAGTTGATATGAGCCAAATTTCAGTTGCAAGTGTTATGATGCATTTGCATATGACTAAACAAACTAAACCAGATGATAATATGGTTCGCCATATGATTTTAAATTCGTTACGCATGTATCGTACTCGTTTTAAATCTGAGTTTGGTGAATTGGTATTATGTTATGATTCCAAACACTATTGGAGGCGAGACTATTATCCAGAATACAAAGCTTCTCGTAAGACTACCAGAAAGAAATCAAACCATGATTGGGATGCTATCTTTGAGTGTCTTAACAAAATCAAAAAAGAATTTTCTGAAAACTTACCTTATAAGTTCATAGAAATATATGGTGCAGAAGCTGATGATATTATCGGTGTTCTTAGTGCAGAAACTTCTGATGAAGTTATGATACTATCTGGAGATAAAGATTTTATTCAACTACAAAAGTATCCTAATGTAAAACAGTATAGTCCAATTACTAAAAAATTAATAGACGGCGAAAATCCTGTTACATATCTCCAAGAACATATTTTTAAAGGTGATACCAGTGATGGGATACCCAATGTACTATCGCCCGATAATACTTTTACTGAGGGATTGCGTCAACGGCCGTTAGGTGCTAAAAAGATTTCATCTTGGATTGATAATAACATTGATGATGTTTTACCAAACGATGAAGTAAAACGTAACTACCAAAGAAACAAAAAATTAATTGACCTTACTTGTTGCCCAGAAGAATTGTCGTCTGAGATAATACATACATATAAGGAAGCAATAGTTAATGACCGTAGCAAATTACTGAACTACTTTATTAAAAAGAGATTAAAAACTCTAACTGAATCTATAGGAGAATTTTAGAATGGATTTATTAATATCAGAAATTTTGGACAAGGTGTCCAAAGCAAAAACAAAACAAAACAAGATTGCTCTGTTAAAAGAGTATGATAGCCCGTCACTAAGAATGGTTATCAAGTCATCATTTGACCCCAAAATCAAATGGTCACTACCAGAAGGTGAAGTTCCTTTCAAACGAAACGAAGCACCAGCTGGCACTGAACACAGCACTCTTGCGTATGAAAGTAGAAGATTGTATCATTACATAGAGGGTGGCAATCCTTCTCTTAGTCAAACGAAAAGAGAGACTATGTTTGTTCAGATGCTTGAAGGATTGCATGATTCTGAAGCAGACGTTCTTGTAGCTGCAAAAGATAAAAGTTTACATCAAGCATATAAAGGTCTGTCTGCAAATGTTGTCAAAGAAGCTTTCAACTGGACTGATGAATACATGGTAGATGACCACGCAATTTATCATCAAATGCCGGGGCCTGCGAATGGGTAGTAATTTTTTAAATGATTATGTGAGTTTCGTAGACCACACTACAAGCGATCCTTCCAAACACATAAGTTACTTTAAAGAAACTTGTGACGTAGTTAAAGAACAGGGAATGGCTCCAGAACGTATGCTAACAGCCGCATTGGGGTTGTCAGCTGAATCTGGAGAGTTCACTGAGATTGTTAAGAAGGTTATCTTTCAGGGGAAACCTATGGACGAACACACCAAATATCATATGCAACGTGAACTTGGTGATGTTATGTGGTATGTTGCTCAAGCGTGTATTGCATTAGATACAGATTTAAGTGATATCATTACCATGAACATTTCTAAATTAGAAGATAGATATCCTGATGGTTTCGAAGTTACTCGTTCTGAGAATAGAGCTAAAGGTGACATATAGAAGTGATCGAAAAACCAACTGATAATATAATATCATTATCAGATTTAATCGAACAACGACTTCGTAAACAACAAGAGATAGATTACTACAGAGAAACTCTTATAAAGTTAGAACGAAAGATTCGTGAACTTAGTAAAGAAGTAGATATTACTTCCTTAATTATTGATATGATTGAGACTGAAAGGGTATTGACAATTGATGAGAAGCTTGGTAAAATACTACTATTGAATGAAAAAAAGAGAAAAGAATGAATATATTCTATGTAGATCGCGATCCCAAGATTGCAGCCCAAATGCACTGTGACAAACACGTTTGTAAAATGGTGATTGAATATCCACAGCTTATGTCAACAGCTCATCGTGTGCTTGACGGCAATCAATATTATGGTCTTACCAAGAATGGGAGAAAGATTAAACGCTGGAAGTTAAAAGACAAAGTAATGGAAGACAATCTAATGAAAGCGTCACATGTCAATCACCCTTCAAACCTGTGGGTTCGGGAATCTAAAACAAACTACAAATGGTTGTATTCTCTGTGGATTAATTTACTCAAAGAATATACACATCGTTATGGAAAAGAACATGCGTGTGAAGGTTATATAAATTTTCTCAAGGATTTGCCAACAAACATTCCTCATAATGAGTTTAGTGATCCACCACAATGTATGCCTAATGATTGTAAAACTACTGACACAGTGTCAGCATACCAAACCTACTACATAGTAAAGAAGTCAAACTTTGCAACATGGAAACTTAGACAACAGCCGGAGTGGTTCAATGAAAGATTTACATACCTTGCTCAAAGATAATATCGCAGTACAACAAGAACAGTTGTATGACGCATATATTAGAATAAAAGAATTGACTGATGAACTTAATGCTTTGAAAAAACAAGCAGCTAACACTCAACTGGAGTTTGACTTTAATGCCAACATATAATTTTTATAACAAAAATACTGATGAAAATTTTGAAAAGTTTATGAAAATTTCTGAACTTGATCAGTATAAGTTAGATAATCCTCACATTAGCCAAAGACCAGCTTTAGTAGCTTTTGTTGGTGATCACATTAGTGCAACAGCTCCAAAGATTGATGGTGGTATGAATGAAAGATTAGAACAGATTGCACATTCGAATCCTGGCTCCCCCCTCGCAGATAGATATGGTGGTTCTACCAAAACAGTTAAAGAAATTAAAACAAGAGAAGTTCTCAAAAAACATGGTGTTCTCGATAGGTTAAAAAAATAAATTATAAATAAAAATAATGGTGCAGGCGAGAAATCACACTTCAGCACAGATGCACGGCGTCTTGGAAGCTTGGAAGTCAATCCGCCTATGTACCAGAGGGGAGTTGACACCCTCAGGCGAACATCCTTGACTGTTGGCTCCCCTCACCTTTTTTTAAATAGGACATAAAATGGCAAGTACAAAAAAGAATAAAGAAATAAACGCAAGTAATCTAGTAACAATAAAACCAATTACAGACAACCAAAAAATTGTTTTTGAGTCTTGGAAGAAAGGACAAAACCAATTTCTTTATGGTGCGGCTGGTACAGGCAAAACATTCTGTGCATTGTATCTCGCAATGCAAGATGTAATGAATTTACAAACTCCATACGAGAAGGTTGTGTTGGTTCGTTCACTTATACCAACAAGAGAAATTGGGTTTTTGCCAGGCGATGAAGACGATAAGTCTGCGTTGTATCAGATACCATATCAAAACATGGTGCAGTTCATATTCGAACAACCTAACGAGCAATCGTTTAACAATCTATACGACAGGTTAAAAGGTCAAGGCTCATTGCACTTTTTATCAACTTCTTTTCTAAGGGGGTTGACAATGGACAATGCAATTATTATAGTAGATGAGTGTCAGAATATGAATTTTCATGAACTTGATACGATTACAACTAGAGTTGGACAAGACGCAAAGATTGTATTCTGTGGGGACTTTGACCAAACAGATTTGCAAAAACAAAATGAGAGAAATGGTTTACATGATTTCTTTAGAATACTAGATGAGATGGAAGAATTTAATTGCACCGAATTTACTATTGGTGATATTGTTCGGTCAGGATTTGTTCGTAACTATCTTATCAATAAAATACGCCTTGGATTTGGAAACGAATAATGAGTACATTTTTTTGGGTTATGATGGGAATAATATTAGCAATTTGGGGTTGGACTATCTACGAGTGTAAGGTTCTTAGAAAGAAAGATAGGGAAAGGTGGGAGAAATGAATTTAGAAAAACTTAGAGCTCAACTAGAAATAGACGAGGGAGTAAAATACGAAATTTACAACGACCATCTTGGATATCCTACTTTTGGTGTTGGTCATTTGGTATTAGAAACTGATCCAGAATATAACTCTCCAGTTGGAACTTCTATTAGTGAGTCCAGAGTTATCGAAGCATTTGAACAAGATTGTGACAATGTTTTACTAGACTGTACTATTTTGTATCCAGATTTTTATGATTTGCCAGAAGAAGCTCAACAGATAATTGCAAACATGATGTTCAACCTTGGCAGAACTCGTTTAAGTAAATTCAAGGGAATGAAACGTGGTGTTGATGCAAAAGATTGGAACGCAGCTGCAGACGAGATGGTAGACAGCAGATGGTATCGACAAGTGACAAACCGAGCAAATAGATTAGTGGAGAGAATGAGAGCAATATAAAGTATGTTTCAGCACAAACCAGTGGAGTTGCAACCTATAACCGCAACAAACCAAGACGGAGTACGTCTATACAAAACCCCAGAGGGTAATAAGTATCCATCAATTACAACTGTTTTATCAGTTCGTAATAAGAAAGGAATAGCAGAATGGCGTAAACGTGTAGGTAACGATGTTGCTAATCACATATCAAGAACAGCTGCAAATCGTGGTACTAAAGTTCATCATATGTGTGAAGACTATTTAAACAATGTTGAATTTAATTCTCCAATGGAATGGGAGAAACACAAAAAACATTTCTTACCGTATTGTCTTTTTCAACAATTAAAAGATAATGCGTTAACTTACATAGACAACATCTATGCTCAAGAAGCTGGATTGTACAGTGACAAGTACAAAGTAGCAGGCAGAGTTGATTGTATTGCTGAGTATAAAGGTGTGCCGTCTATTATAGATTTCAAAACATCAACCAAAGAACGTAAAGATGAATACAACGAAAGTTATTACATTCAAGGTTCTGCGTATGCTGAAATGTTTGGTGAACGTACAGGTGTAGAAATATCTCAGGTGGTTATCTTGGTCGTGACAGAAGATGGAACTGTTCAAGAGTTTGTTAAAGAAAAACACGATTACCTTAATTCTTTAGTAGAAACTATTGCGGAGTGGAATGAACAAAATAAAACGTAAGAGACTTGACAAGTTAGTGTCTGTTGTGGTATAAATATAGATACAATTTGTTGATGCAAGTTGAGAGCTGATCTGGACGGGGGTGCAAATCCCCCCAGCTCCACCACAAATACATTGGAGAATAAAATGGATTGGATTACAGCAGACCTTATAGATGCAATAAATGAAACATCTTGGTTTGATGGTATTGGAACAATACTTATTTTACTTGCCACTTATGCAGCTTATAAGTGGATTAAGAAAAATATCTAGTGTGTTTGTGATGGGGCTGAATAGGTTCGACAGGCAGAGGTAGATGAGTGGAGAATTGTCGGGTGATTCCGTTATCGGTCAAAACTATAAATGCAAACGAAGATAACTTTGCACTTGAGGATTATGCGCTAGCCGCATAGTTGCTCGGGGTTTTGGTGAGTTCCTATCAACAGAATACTCACCACTTTTATAATGACTATAGGAAATAATAATGGCGTTTACTACATCAAAAACATTTACAGTTGCAATAGAGAATATTGCTAAAGATTTAAATATTACACATATGGACGCAATTCTATATTATTGCGACAAAGAAGGCATTGAACCTGATTCAGTTGGTTCTCTTATTTCTAAAGGACTGAAAGAAAAAATTGAAGCAAATGCAAGAGACTTGAACTTTTTACCTAAAAGAGCTCAACTGCCTATATAAAGAAAGCCTTTCAATGGAAGCGATTGATACCTACCTGATGTATTGTGCAATGAAAGCACACTTCGGCAAAACTGATTATGACTTTGTTACCTATCATGGCAAAACTCGTATCAAGCGAGATTCTTTCTACAAGAGAAAGGATAGAGGTTTCTTTGTCAAAATTTCAAGAAAATATAAAACAGAAGAAAACATAAAGAATTATTTTGTCTCTAATTTTATTAAGGACGGCAAAGGTTATGTGTCTAACTTCAGTGATGAAAACTATGAGGAATGGAAAGACAAAAGAGTTAATTTTTACAATCAATTTACACTAGAGATTAAGCCTTTAGTTAAAAACTTCAATCCCCTTTTTAATATTGAGAGTGACGAACACCCTATATTATTAAAGGAATATCTTGGAAAGAGAGTGTCATTAGAAACTCTTATTGTACTTGATGAGTTGGTTGAGTTTAGTAAAACGTGGAACAAAAAATTATCTGAGGATTACATATGGCAAGACATTAAAAAACTTATGAATAATTATAAAAGGTTCTTGACTTTGGACAAGGAAAAGTATAGAATGGTATTATTAAATCTAATAGAAGGAGTTTAACTATAATGGATTTAGGTGAAATTGTGACCACTGAAAGAGCAGAAATCGCAATTAAAACACTCGACATTGTTGAGTCAGAAAACAAAAAACTTATTGCAAGGGTGAAAGAATTAGAGTACGATTGTGCTGAACTTTCTAAGAAAAATTCTGAGATGAGCGAAAGAATTAAAAAACTTGCAATGCGACAACCATCATGGCCAAAGGGGTTTCGCCCTCAAGGTCGCAGACCTGATAACAGGAGAGATGACAGACGATAAATGATTTGTGGGGTTATAGCTCAGTTGGGAGAGCGTCTGGTTTGCATCCAGAAGGTCGTGGGTTCGATCCCCTCTAACTCCACCACTTTTACTGCTGGTATAGTTAAACGGTATAACAGTTGCCTTGTAAGCATCAATTCTAGGTTCGATTCCTTGTACCAGCACCAATTTTGAAAAGGACATATTATGGGAACTAAAGTATTAACACTCACATTAATTGCACCAAATAGAAAACCACCTAGTAGTAATGTGCGGTGGTTTGCACTTGCACTTGCACTCATGAGTGTCATTTTTCTTGCATCGGGAAGTGTTGCTTCTCAATGGATAGGTTGGTCGTTGTCTGTGGTTGCTTGTGTGTTTTGGGCAAATTTTGCAAGGTTAGATAAAGATACTCCAAGAATGTTGATGGAGTTATTTTATCTTGGTGCATCTATTTGGGGGATATACAATTGGATATAGAAGTAACACTTAAAGACTTCATGGGAAGCGACTTGACTGTTGTTAATGCAGCCAGAGTTTCTTTTGATAAAGAATCTGATTGGGAGAAAGGATTTGATAACGACTTAGAAGGCCTTCTTAATTACAGTGATGAAAAATTAATAAAGTATCTTGCAAAACACAATCACTGGAGTCCATTCGGTCATGCGTCTATGCAGTTTAGAATTAAAGCTCCTGTGTTTGTTGCAAGACAATTAGTTAAACATCAAATTGGTTTAACGTGGAACGAAGTATCTAGACGATATGTTAGTGATGACCCATCAATCTATTGTCCTGATACATGGAGAGCAGCTGCATCAGATAAGAAACAAGGTTCTGATGAAGAAAAGACTGTAGAGTGGATTAAGGACAGTTATCCTGATGATGAGGACATAAGAGTTGGGACTGTGTACAATAAAGCTGTTGAACACGCAGTTAAAGCTTATGATATGTTAATCGAGGGTGGTGTTGCACCAGAACAAGCACGAATGGTTCTGCCTCAGTCTATGTTTACAG